AGCCGGTATTGTTGTAATAAGACCTGTAGTAAATTCATCTTCTTTCTTAAGAATTTATGAACTCGCTCCTTCATATACTGTTGTTAATGCAAATGGCTTAGGAATTGACACCACTCACTATAGATTAAATATTCAAAATGCATTAGCCACACTTGGCAATCCTGTACTAGGTCAACTATACTCTGTAACCATTTTGCCTAGTGCAAACGAAGGTTCTGTTGGTGCTCAAGGGGCAACTGGCGCAACAGGTTCTCAAGGTGTTGCAGGTGTAACTGGAAGTAGGGGAGCAACTGGAGATTGCGGTTGCACTTCTGGATACTATCAAAGCACATTCCCTACCGTTTATGTTTCTCCTGCTGGAGATGCTGAACCCGATTTAGGATCAGTAGGACCTCACAATTTCTCAACATCGCCTTATGCTCCAACTCTATACTCTAGATTTATAAGTGATCTTGATGGAAATTGGGGAAGCACAAAATACGCAGAAGAAACTGATGCTTTATGGCAAATGCCTGCATTGAAGAGATATTTTAATTCTGCTATATCAGTAACATCTCAACCATGTGGTGGAAATTGTAAGGGATCTAGCGGATACATTTCTTTGTGTGATACGGTTAGAGACTCCGATAGTTCAAATTATTACACTCCACCAAAAGAAACAAATATTGTTTTAACCAAGGACTCTGAAAATTCTGTATTCTCCAACACCAAAACAAATATTGTTAGTGGTTGTAGGGTGAGTGTGTATGCTTCTTCAGATTCATTCTTTAGTAAGATTCCTACAGGACTATCTGCGGGTCTTTTGGCTACAGCCTACGGTAGCACTGGCAGAAATAGATTAGTTGTTGATGTGTTTATGGATACTTTAAATGTTGCTGCTGGCAATTACATAGGCATTAGACCTGAATATTTTGCTTTAACTTTAACAGCATCTGCAACAGGCCCACAATCTCTAGCCGGAATTTACAAAATACATTCTATAAGTTCAGGTATTGCTAGAGCATACACAGATGTTCCGTTTGGTATTAGTGGATCAGATGTATTCAGCGGTTACATTACTGGTGGTGCTTCTAATGATCTACGACAAGTTGACATTTATACAGTATCTGTAAATTTCACGGATTGTAGCGGATATCTAGTAAATTCGGGTGAATTGTCTTTGGGTCTTTCCTCACAGGGCGATCCTTTCGTAATATCTTTTGAAGGAACAACTGCTTCATCACAAGCAGCCAAAGCAGTAGTAAGCACAGGATCGGGTCTTGTGCGAATCGGCGACAATATGGCATTTTACGGTTGGCCCGAATACGGAAGTGCTCTATACGCTACAAGAAATGGTTCTATTGAATCTAAAAACAATCTGTTCTCAAGATGCAAAGGAACTGCAATTCAATCGGATAGAAATGGTTCTGTAATTCTTGAAGCACCTATTATGAGTGCTAATAATATTGCTATTGTTGCCAAGTCTTTTGGAACTGTGGAAATTGAAGCAAATCCAAACAGCAATAAATTTACAAACATTTCCAACAATGGAACTATAGGATTTGTAAATACTGGAGAGATATTAATTCGTGATAGTTATGCTCAACTGTTATCAAGTGGATATCAAGCGGGCTTCTACTATGCAGGAACTTCTAAATTGGTTGTTGAAGGTGATATTCGTTCTATAGGATTAACTGGTGGAATAGGACTTTCTTCAATTGCTATTGGAGGTTCGGGTGGGGCATCAGGAAACAGTTCTGTACAACCATTCTTGAATGTAAGTTCAAATTCATCAGGAGACTTGTATATTAAAGTTGGTAATGGGAAAATTGGTCTTTCTGTACCATCATCATCAAGTATAGTATCTTATGTAATGAACCTTGGAAAAGGAAAAAAATCTTACAATCCTGGTAATCTTACAGGAAATGAGTCTACATCAGATGCAACTCTACCAATATCACAAGCATTATAATGAAATTTGAACGACTACATTCTGGTGATTTTTTGATTGACGGAAAATTAATCCGAGCATTTGCTTTTATGATGCTAGAACCGAATTACTCGGAACCAATTGGCACACTATATTTAAAATACGAAAATGATGGTTCTACACCATACAGAATGGTTAAAACCAAAGAGACTCAGTATAAAATATTTGGTGTTTGGCAAGATGGTGAAAGATACTGTAAACGAATAAATGATTTAAATGAACTATCATTTTCTATAGAAACATCCATTAATTCTGAAGAAGCAGAAATCTCTGAGGATATAAAAACAGCACTAACTCAAAAGAAAATTTTAAGTTATTCGGATAAAAGAAAACTAGAATATCCTTCTATAGAAGAACTGGTTGTGGCTATGTGGGAAAATCTCATAGAGAAAAAGACAAAAACCGATTCTGGTGTTAGTGAACTTCAAAAATTAAGAAAACAAATAAGGGATAAATATCCTTCGGAGAACACAAATGCCCTCAGTCAGAACGAGACAGAAATTAGTTGATTATTGCTTACGAGCCTTAGGTTCGCCAGTAATTGAAGTTAATGTTGACGACGATCAAATTCAAGATCGCGTTGATGATGCTATTCGTTTCTTTTCCGAGTATCATTTTGATGGTGTTGAACAAGTATATTTAAAGTATCAAATTCAACCTCAAGATATTGCCAATCGTTACATTTCAATTAAAGCCGACAATCCAGGATTTCAATTAGCAGATAGAGACTTCACAAACAACGAAGATCCAACCGCTGCTGATATTCTTCTAGAAGACCTTATCACAAGTGTAACAAAGATATGGCATATCACAGCACAGTCTGTAGGTATGTTTGATGTTCGTTATCAGTATGCTTTGAATGATTTGTATACCTTTGGAACTATTGACTTAGTTCAATACGATCTAACACAACAGTACCTATCTCTTTTGCGTCAGTATCTGTCGCCAGAGAAAATGGTGAACTTTAGCCGTGTAACCAACAAACTGTATGTAAACATGGATTGGAAGTTTGTAAATCCTGGTCAATACTTTATTGTTGAAGCGTATCGTATTCTTGATCCAAGAATCTACACGGAAGTATACGAAGATCGCATGTTGAAAAAGTATCTTACTGCTCTTATTAAAAAGCAATGGGGTATCAATTTAAGTAAGTATAGTGGCATTAAACTTCCAGGCGACATTACCTTTAACGGTGATAAAATTGTATCAGAAGCAAAAACCGAAGTAGATGAAATTGAAAAAGAAATAGTAGCGAAGTACGAGTTGCCAACCGACTTTATGATGGGTTAATCTGTGGCTTTAAATCCATACTTCAATAAATTTAAGAACTTACCCGAGCAAAATCTGATAGAAGATTTAACGGTTGAGGCTATTAAAATTCACGGGATGGAGATATATTATCTTCCCCGAAAAATGGTTCATAGGGATGATTTTTTTGGAGAAGCACCCTACTCTAGATTCTCATCTTTCAAAATGATTGAAATGTATATGGATACTACAACTGCCTTTGAAGGCGGAGATACTTTCACCAAATTTGGTTTTGAAATTAGGGACAGTGTGAAATTTACAGTTTCACGAAAGCGTTTCAAGCGTGAAACTGGAATGGAAAGACCGATGGAAGGTGATTTACTGTATTTGCCCTTGAATAAAGGATTGTTTGAAATCAAGTTTGTAGAACATGAAAATCCATTCTATCAATTAGGCAAACTGTTGTCTTTCCAATTAACATGCGAATTGTTCCAATACAGCGAGGAGAAGATGAATACCGGAGTCCCAGAAATAGATGTGGTAGAGGACATCAACGGTTATAATATTACCCTCTCTTTAGGAGCAACCGGTGGAACAGGAAATTTTACAAAAGGCGATACAGTATACCAATTCGGAAATGGAGCAATTACGGGTTCTGTGGAAAGCGCAATCGCAAAAGCAACTGTGGTATCCTTCAACCCAAATAATCCAAACACTATTGTTCTTTCTGATATCGTCGGTAAGTGGTCAGAGACGAATGTAAACAAGCAATACAAAATTACAAATAATAATAGTATTCCTTCATATCGTATTGTAACAGGAATACAGGATAAATTTGGTGATTTTGTTGATGATAGCAACAAACAAATACAAGACGAAGCAAATCAATACTTCAACTTCACCGAAAAACATCCATTCGGAGAACCTTAATAAATGTTTGAACACTTTTATCATCAAACAATAAGAAAAATTGTTGTGGCGTTTGGCGCGTTGTTCAACGACATTTATATTTCTCGTTATGATGATGCGGGTAGTGAAGTTGAACGCATAAAAGTTCCTATATCTTACGGCCCACAACAAAAATTCATTCGTAGATTAGCACGAATTGGAACTGATTTTGATGCAACAAAAGTAAGAATAGAAAATTACTTGCCTCGTTTATCTTTTGAATTATCTAATTTGAATTACGATTCAACTCGTAAATTGAACACGATGAATAGAACAGTATTTTTTAATGCTGCAAACACTTCAACTCTAAAAACTCGTTACGAACGAGTTCCATATAACATGGATATAAATCTTGGCATTATGACCAAGAACACAGAAGATGCCTTACAAATAATAGAGCAAATATTGCCGTACTTTCAACCAGAGTATACGGTTTCTCTTAGAATGAATGAACTTGATACTAATGTAAATGTACCAATAGTTTTCAAGAATTGTGTTTTAGGTGAGGGAGATGATGGGTCTTATGGTGGCTACGATCTTAGAAAATTAACTTATGCAAATCTCTCATTTACTTCCAAATTTTATCTGTATGGCCCAATCAAAGAACTTGGAGTTATTACAGATACTGGCGGGGTTTCTATTAATCCAGGAGGAGCAAGTGGAGGAACAAGCACTGGTGGAATTAATATTATTGTGGGAGATGAAACAACCGGTGCTACTGCTGCAACTATCAGAGTGTATCCAAACGAAGGTGTTACCGCTGGTGATTATGTTCCATTAGGACCAACTGCACAGGAATCTATTACTGAATTTCCTCCAAATAACTGATAGGAGTTTATATGAATGGTGAATCAAAAGTTGATATGAATTTGAATGCTGCTATTTTTGGGGAAAAGATACCAGACAAAGATGACAAGATCGTTGTATCAGAACCTGTTAAAATATCTTCCTCTCTAACAGGAAATGCGGATGCTGACCGCGATTATCGTGAAGTTCGTGATAATCTAAAGCGAGTTATTATTCAGTCGGAAGATGCCATTCAAGGTGTTCTTCAAGTTGCTCAAGAAACACAAAGTTCTAGAGCATATGAAGTGGCTGCTCAATTAATTCAAGCAACCCTTGAAGCCAACAATAAACTGATGCATCTACACAAACAACTCAAGGATATTAAGCGTGATGATCCTGTTAAAACGGGAGGTAGTGTTACCACAACAAACAACAATATTTTTGTGGGGAATACTGCTGAACTATCGCGGTTCCTTCGCGCACGAAAAGATCTAGAAACCGCAACTAAAGAATTGCCACCAGGAGATATCATAGATGCCTCCTAAAACAGGTATTGCATATCTTGGTAACGCTCTGCTTAAAGGGCCTGGAGTTAAGATTGAGTATACTCCCGAGCAGATGGAAGAGTATGTTAAATCCTCTGAAAACTTGGGTTACTTTCTCACTAATTATTTTTACATTCGTTCGCTAGACAAAGGCCCAATCTTATTTGATCTTTACGACTTTCAAAAACGATTCATTAAAGAGGTTCGTGAAAATCGCTTCACCATCTGTAAGTTTCCTCGTCAAACAGGAAAGACTTCATGTGTAACAGGCGATATTCTACACATGACTCAGTTTACTCCCGACTATAAGGTAGCCGTTCTAGCCAACAAACAGAAGACTGCAACAGAAATTCTAGATCGTATCAAACTAGCATATGAACGCCTGCCTATGTGGATGAAACAAGGCGTGGTGGAGTGGAACAAAACTTCAATCAAGTTTGAAAACGGTTCCAAGATTATTGCATCATCCACTTCAGCAACCGCTGTTCGTGGTGACTCGTTCAACTACATCATGTTGGACGAATTTGCATTCGTTCCCAATAACATAGCCGACGAATTCTTTGCATCGGTATATCCAACTATTTCATCAGGTAAAACTTCTAAAATTGTAATTGTGTCTACTCCCAAGGGTATGAACATGTATTACAAGATTTGGAAGGATGCGTTAGCAGGCAGAAATCCTTATAAAGCCGTGGAAGTTAAATGGTGGGAGGTTCCAGGTAGAGACGAAAAATGGAAAGAAACCACAAAGAAGGCTTTGGGATCTGAGCGTCTGTGGCTAGCCGAGTATGAATGTGAATTCTTGGGATCAGAGGATACCCTTGTAACTCCTAGCAAACTGTCATCTTTGGTTTATGAAGATCCAAAATTAACAACAAGAGATGGATTGACAGTATACAAAGAGCCTGAAAAAGAACACACATACACTATAACTGTAGACACCTGTAGAGCGGTTGGTTTAGACTACCATGCTTTTATAGTTTTGGATGTAACCAAAATGCCGTATACTGTGGTGGCTAAATTCAGAAACAATACGATGCCTGTGATGCTACTACCAAATATGATTACAACAGTTGCTCAAAAATATAACAATGCTTATATTTTGGTGGAAACCAACGATACGGGTCAACAGGTATCGGATATTATGCACGAAGAATTAGAATATGAAAATTTGATTACAACAACCATCAAGGGTAAAAAGGGACAACGAGCAACAGGATTCGGAGTAGGACGAGTTCAATATGGCGTAAAGATGTCAAATCAGGTAAAGAAAACTGGATGTTTAATTCTAAAGGAAATGGTAGAAGGCGACAAGGTAATCTTGAACGATTTTGACCTAGTATCCGAAATGTCTACATTCGTGTCTCACAAGTCATCCTACGCAGCCTCAGAGGGTTATAATGATGACTTGGTTTCGTGTATGGTTTTGTTTTGTTGGCTGTCAACTCAGTCTTACTTTCGTGATCTAGTAAACACCAATATTCGCAAAAAACTAATGGAAGAAAAAATTAAAAAACTAGAGGAAGAATTGCTTCCATTTGGGTTTTTAAGCACAGAATTAGACTCAGAAGAACAGGATAGGATTGATCTTGGTAGAGAGGGCCCGAAAAGGGTTTTTGATGGTGGTGGCTTTGCAAATGGTGACAGTTCTGCGTTTTGATTCTAATAACTGTTTTTACTAAATACACCTTGAAACCTTAATTTTATACTTCCTAACAAGGAGAACGATAGATGGCATTCCAATTAAGTCCAGGCGTAAATGTAACAGAAAAAGATCTAACAACAATCGTTCCTACTGTGGCTACAACTGCCGCAGGTATGGCAGGATTGTTTGAATGGGGCCCTGTAGGGTTGCCCGTTACAATCAGTAGTGTTCAAGAACTAGGAACCCTATTCGGAATGCCAAGAGATGGTAACGCCGACTGGTGGTTTACCGCTTATAACTATCTTGGATACGGTAGCAATCTAAAGGTTGTTCGTCATGTTGACGACACCGCTGCTAAAAATGCAACAATGGGTGCAAAAACTCCAGTTTTAGTAAAAACTGTAGATGCTGCACCTTCAACAGGAACAGTTGCTACAAACGGTCTTTTTGCTGCTCGTTATCCTGGCGAATTAGGCAACTCGTTGTGGGTAGATGTTTGTGGTTCTTCACCAACTGGATCAGGCGCAGGTGCAACTTTCGGAAGTTGGCAGTGGGCTGGTTTGTTTAACGGAAAGCCATCATCTTCTGCTTACTCGGAAAGACTCGGAATATCAGAAAACGATGCGTTCCACATGGTTGTTGTTGATTACGCAGGTAAGTTTACAGGAACCCCACTATCGGTTCTAGAAAAATACGAAAATATTTCTATTCATCCAGGTGCAATCAATCCTGATGGAACCCCACTTTTCTACAAGACAAAGATTAACGACGAATCTCGTTACATTCTTGCTCTAGGAAATCAATCATCAGACGATGTAGCCAACTTTACAAGCGGTATGACGGGTTATGGAACTCCAACCGCATGGACAAGTACTCAGTCTGGTGGTGCTTACGCTGCTCGCATGAGTGGTGGTACAGGACAGTTCTCGGGTGTAGCAAGTATTGCTGATGAAAATGGTGGATACTATGCGTTTGAAGACGCTGATACCATTGATGTAAACCTATTAATGGGCGGCCCACTTTCGGGTAACGATGCACAAAAGGTTTGTGATATCGCAAAGGCAAGAAAAGACTGCGTAGCCTTTGTTTCATCTCCAAACAGCAATCCATCAGAAAGTTCAACCACAAAGGTAAGCAACTGCTTGACTCTAAGAACAGCAGTTGGTAACAACAACTACGCCTTTATTGATAGCGGTTACAAGTACATGTACGATCCATTCAACGATGTGTATCGTTACATCCCACTAAACGGCGATGTTGCAGGTTTGTGTGCTCGTTCAGATATCACAAACGATCCTTGGTACTCCCCCGCAGGATTCAACCGTGGTCAAGTTCGTAACACCATCAAGTTGGCTTTCAATCCAACCAAGACAGAAAGAGATTCAATCTACTCAAACGGTGTAAACCCTGTAGTGACTTTCTCTGGCGAAGGAACAGTTCTTTTTGGTGATAAGACTGCACAAACTCGTCCATCTGCTTTTGATCGTATCAATGTTCGTCGCCTCTTCATTGTTCTAGAAAAGGCAATCGCAACTGCTGCCAAGTATAGCCTGTTTGAATTTAACGATGCATTTACTCGCTCACAATTCAGATCGTTGGTTGAGCCATTCCTTCGTGATGTTCAGGCTCGTCGTGGTATCACCGATTTTAAGGTTGTTTGTGACGAGAAGAACAATACATCACAAGTTGTTGACAGCAATCAGTTTGTTGCCGACATCTATGTGAAGCCAAATCGCAGCATTAATTTCATCCAACTCAACTTTGTTGCTACCAAGTCGGGCGTTTCGTTCGAGGAAGTAGGAGCCTAAATAAAAAGGAAACAGGAGAACAGTTAAATGGCATACAGTCAATTTAGCATAGACGCATTTAGAGCAAACCTAATCAATGGTGGTGCAAGAGATAACCTTTACTTAGTATCAGGTGTATTTCCTGGTAG